AACATTGCAGACGTAACTATTGATACAGCACAAGGTGTTGTTAAAACAGTTGCAGAAAACGTTGACAAACAAACTGACGAACTTCAAGAAGAAAAAGAAGCACCAAAAAAGGACTAAGCCTTTTCTCTGGTCGCAAAGAGGAAAAGGCTAGTAAGGACAGTGATATAAAACTTTTAATTGATCAAATTAAAAGATACTGCTCTGAAAATCCTAAGGAGTGCGAATAATGAACAAAGCGGCGTTTTTAATAATGTCGCTTTTTTCTTTGAAAATATCATCTTTAGATCTCACATATAATCCCCCACTAGATCCGTATTACTGCGATAACAATCCTGAAATTTGTAAAAAGATAGAAACTAGTAACATGCCAATGTTTACTATAACTCCACGTGCCACTAATGGACAATGGGTAGCATTTTGGACATTTCAATTATTAGATATCTATTCAACATCACGAGCATTAAAGTACGATTGTATAAAAGAAATAAATCCAATATTTACAGAATCGCCTAGTGATGCTAGATTGGTACTTACAAAAACACTTTTACTGGTACCTGGCTTAGTATACGACGATTACTGGAAAGAAGTCACACCCGACGAACTCAATGATACTAATATGGTATACTCAGTAGTTGTTGCAAATAACTTTAGATTACTAAAAGATGCCAAGCAAGAATGCAATAAAATACGATAAATAATACTATGAAATGGCTTTACAGCGGATGGGCGGTCGCCATCACTATAGTTTTATTAGCGGCTCTCAAGGTTGCCGATCCCATACCACTTCAAAGTCTGCGTTCGCAGACATTCGACTATTTACAACAACTTGATGAAGTAAAGCAAAGCAACGAAGTTGTTATTGTAAACATAGGCGAAAAGAGTTTACAACAATGGGGACAATGGCCTTGGCCAAGGCAAAACTTTGCCCAACTAATTCATGACCTAAGGCAAAAGAATGCCGGAATGATAGGGTTGAATGTTATGTTTCCAGAAGCAGATCGATTTGGAGGTGACGAAACATTAGCCAGTTGGATAAAAGGCAACGGCATAGTTTTATCACAGACACCAAGTACAAGAGGAATCAAAACGTCAGGTCCACATATTGGAACAGCAACAATAGGCCCAGTACCTGCTACCAATTACTTGCTAACATGGCCAAATTTGGTAACAAATATTACTGAGTTAGAATCATTTGCTGAAGGCATAGGTGTTATAGCATCAGCACCACAACCGGACAACCAAACAAGAACATATCCATTAGCAATCGGAGTTGAAGGCAAAATATATCCTAGTTTTGCTATAGAAATGTTGCGTACATATACGCAGAAACCTAGTTATGTTTTAAAAACAAGTGAGATAGGTGTACAAGAATTTGCAGTACCTCCGTTTGATCCAATCATTACACAACCAAATGGAACGGCATATATTAGATTTAATAACACATTCGAAGAAGTTGAATATGTTGATATAAACAGTTTACCAGATTTAGCAGGTAAGTTTGTTATTGTTGGTGTCACAGCAGAAGGTATAACAAACCCAGTACCAACACCTAAAGGTAACCTCTATCCACAGCACATACAGGGTCATATGCTACAGAATTTTGTAGATGGGTCCAATATAACCAGATCAGAATTATCTGCTGTTACAGAGCTTCTGTGTGCGTTGTTAGGCATGATTTTCATAGCCATAGCAGTTTATAACTCACCTGTATGGTTAAGTGGGCTAATTTTTGTGTTTTCTTTTGGCTGGGTAATAGGATGGAGCATTACAAGTTACCAAGAAAACCTCAAATTATTCGACGCAACTTTTCCTGCTATAGCATTTTTATTAGTGTTTACACAATCGAGTTTTAATAACTTTTGGATACAATTTAAATTACGTGAACAAATTAAGAAACAATTTGAACATTATCTTGCTCCAGCAATGGTTAAAAAGTTACAAAAGAATCCAGAACTGTTACAGTTAGGTGGTGACACAAAAACTATGACATATTTATTTTCGGACATACGTGGCTTTACACCAATATCAGAGCAGTTTAAAACAGATCCACAAGGGTTAGGAAAACTTATAAACAGATACATGACGCCAATGACAGATTTAGTTATGCGTAAAGAAGGTACAATAGACAAGTATATAGGTGACGCCTTAATGGCAATTTGGGGAGCACCACTTGATATCGACAACCATGCTCAATTGGCAGTAGAAACAGCACAAGAAATGGAAGTAGAACTTGCTAGATTAAATAAAGAACTTAAAGCAGATGGCTTAATGGAATTAGGTGTTGGCATAGGCATCAACACAGGCGATGCAGTTGTAGGTAATATGGGTAGTAACCAACGTTTTGATTATACAGTATTAGGTGATAGTGTAAACTTAGCGGCAAGACTAGAAGCACAAACAAAAGAGTATGGCGTGTTTTTTATGTTTACAGAGCATACATTAAAACAAATCACAATACCAGAAAATTTAACTATGCTAGATAAGATTGCAGTTAAAGGACAAACAGCACCAGTAACAATTTATACTATACTAAATGATCACAAGTATGCAAGAGTTGTAAACAGAATGGTAGATGCATATCAAAACAGAGAATGGGCAACTTGCTCAAATCAAATAGAGATTATAAAAGATCATAAATGGAATGATACACTTGCAGATCTGTATGCAGAAAGAATTAAACAGCCTATGCCTATAGGTGATTGGGACGGAGTAGAACGAAAGACTTCTAAATAATTAGTCGTCACCTTGCCAAGTTCTTAGCCTTGTAAATAGATTTGCATACTCCAATAAATCAGTTCTCAAAGTTCTTAAGTGTCTAATTTCTATTGGATGATCAAAGTCACCAGCATCATATAAAGGTATATAATAATTTAAAATTTTATCTACTTTCTCTCTATCTTTTACAATATCGGTAACTATACGATGATAAAATTCTGGAGTAGTAACTAAGGATTGAATCCAAGCATGATGCTCATTATGATGATTGTAAGTATACAAAACTTCTCTACATTCATATACTAATGCCCTAACTGGATTTATATTTTTTCTATATTTTTTTAATACAGCAGGATACTCCCAACGTTCATTTCTAGTATGTTGGTTATTTAAAAATGATGTATATTCATTTATTAAACTTTTATATAAGCCTTCTTCACTCTCTTTAATATCAACTTTGTATTGCTCTACTAAATTTAATGCAAGTTGCTGATGTCTTTTAGATAGTACTGGTAGTAAATCTAAAACTTGTGGTATAGTGAATGTGCCGTTAAAAAACGCATTAGGTATAGATTCAAACTTTTTAAATTTGTCTAACTCAGTTGCCAAACGAATAGCATCGAAATTTATAATATCTCTTGCCATGCATGTATTTATTTAGAATGTATGGATAGTAGTGTTAGTAGTTTATCACTGCCTTTATTACGACCTAATGTGCTTCTTGCACCATCATGTAATGGTTTAGGCCATTGCCCAATGTTGACCCAGGCGTACCCGGCACTCTCGTCATTAAGGGTTGGAATAAATTCATTATTTACTATTGCTACAAAACTATAGTACATAAAGTTTTTATTTTTACTTTGAAAAGTATCTATTGGATTTAATTTAGATATGTCTGGAAAGAAGCCAAGTTCTTCTGCAAGTTCTCTTTGAATACATTCGTATGGTGTTTCGGTACCTTCCATAAGTCCACCCCAAAATCCCCATGTATTCTTTTGTTTTTTATCTGAGTTTCTTAATTGAAATAAGCACCTACCTGTGTCTCTTGCTAAGAATAAAACACCTGCGGCACTTATGCCTTTGTGTTTCTTTAAGTTAGTCATTGGATTTAATTTATCAATGATACTTAAATGTTTATTCTCCAAAATCCTGGGTTGTACACCCCTTCGTAACTGCTTGTCCATTGTTGGTCTGCCCATTTATATTGTTTGTTTGTGTAACTATTTAAGACGTATTGAACAGTACCGTCGGAAGTACTGGCATCAAATACTATACTCCAAATGCTACCATTGTACTCTATGATGTCATTAGCACTTGCTGATATACCCCAATTATCTCCTTGGATTTCTGTAGTAAGTAAATATCTTTGTCCAGTGGTTGAAGCATCTAACGTGCCATCACCTGGATAGTTTACACTGGCATCTACTATTCTTGTAATATTGCTAAAGGTATTGCTTGGCAATGTGTCAGTATCTAATGTAAAAATAAGTTTACCTGGATCAGTATCATTCCTTGCAATTATACCAGTAATTAAATTATCTGTTGAATCTACGTCATTAGATAAATTTAATTGTAGTGTACTACCAACTGTTAAAGGTATATCATCTATTTGTTGAGCACCTGCTGTTCCTGTTGAACCTTGGGGCGAAATAACTTCTAATAAGTCATTCCAATTTGCTTTTACTGTAACGTCTTTATATAATGTTGCTTCTGTGCCTACAACTTCAACATTGTAATTGTTTGGTGATACAGTATGTAATTCAAACTCTTCGTCTATGCTTCTAAAAAAGTCGTATACGTCTGCATCGTACCCTACATCATCTAAATTATCAATGTTGAATACATTAGTAACGATTGTATTGATAATTTTTTGCCTTTTAACTTTTGCTGGAGGACTTATCCATATTGGTAAAGTGAATGTAAGTGTAGCAACATCAATTGTTTCATCAACACCTGCCGGTATACTTCTATTACTCCATTGTAAATCTGTAAGTTCTACTTCAAATAAACTAGTCCAATCAATTGGATTAGAAGTATGTTGTAATACAACAGATGGATTAAACAATATAAGAATTTGTTCAAGTACTTGCATTTTTTGATCTGTGTTACCGGTCCATATATCAACATTCATAGTTAAGTTATATGGTACTGGCATGTATCTATCAGTGCTATATAAATTTCCTTGGCCTGACTCGTATTGTCCTGCGGTAGCATCATAATTTCTTTCTGCTACTTGCAGTTTGTCAACTAACATTGGATCTTGTGTTCTATCTCTTGCTATTAGTAAACTTTGAATATTACATGCTATGAATGGTGTACTGTTCACCATATTCTCACTACCTTTCTTTAGTATGTGAGCAACCATTCTACTCATGTCTGCATATCTAACTGGTATTCTATTATAGTAAGTAGCACCGTTTCTTTTACCTTCGCTGACTTTCATGCCAGAGAATATTCTCATGAACTGAGCCAAGTACCTTCTTAATTGTGCGTCATACCAGTAATCCATATTTAATCTGCCTTCGGTTTAACTGCTTTACTGAGATTTGTTTTCTCACCACCAGTAGTACCGTCTGTGTTTGTTCTAGTTGCATCATTATTGACAAATGATGTAAGTAATTTATTAGCCGCCGACCAAGCCTTCTTGTTGTCGTCTGTAATTTTCATCCAAGTACTTCCTGATTTTTTAAATAATCTATGTGGACTAAAGTCCGTTCTTAAGAAATAATCATTGTTGTTTGCATCAACTGGAAACGAACTACCACTACCCACAATGCTTACACCATTTGGTGGAGTACCATCTCCAGGAAAATACACTCCTGGTTTATTATCTGGATCTTCAGGATCACTGTAAAGATGACCACCGTCAAAGTATCCAGGTGCATAAGGCATATCCTCATTTGCAATTTCAACTACTTTATCTGATATTGCTAGTTCAGTACTGTATGTACTTAATATATTTCTTAAATCGTCTGATTGATCACCTGTGCCAAGAATATCTCTGTATTCTGGACTATCAGTAATGTTAGTTAGTTTAACTTTCCATAAGTGAGGCCACCATCTTGCATCATATCCTTCTGCTGGTCTACCTGAATCACTTACTACAAAGTATCTATTTACTGCATCACCGCCACCTAATAATAAATCATCTCTTAGATGTGGCAACTCAATAACATCACCTGCCATCAAACGTCTGCCAAGCAAACTTGCACATGTATTCATGTGGAAGGTCATTGATAGTGAATCGTTATTCACAAACAAACCAAACTGTGTTAAGTCAAAGTCAGGATCATTTACAGTATATGAACCTCTTAGTTCATAAATGTTTTCATCATATTTTCTATCTCTGTTCTCTAAAAATAGAACATCTTGAATATATAATTCATCACTGCCGACACTATCACTAGTGTCATCTTGGTAAGTGCCTATGTATTTGTGTACATACACACCAGTACCACCAGCATTTACATGCTCTGCAACAATACTGTCAATGAAATCATAATCATTGGTTTTGTTTTTGTTCCATAAACTTAATCTTGGCATAATGTACTATTTATCACTTATTGAAAAGACTTGACAAGTTACTCGATAACTAGTATAATGCATTCATAGGAAAGGTGGCTGAGCGGCTTAAAGCACTTCCCTGCTAAGGAAGAGTACGGGTAACTGTACCGAGAGTTCGAATCTCTCCCTTTCCGCCAAATGAGTCAACAGCACTTGGACTCTCAAAATAGTGCATTAGTGTTGATAACCGGTCCGGTAGTTAAACGGTTTTAATTCCGCCCTGTCACGGCGGTGTTCGGGGTTCGTTTCCCCGTCGGACCGCCAGTTTAGGCGATTGGCTCAGTTGGCTAGACACCCCCGTTTACACGGGGGGGGC